GCTGAGGTCTGTGCCATTCAGGGTAATTGAGTAGTCAGTAGCAACAAATTTTGCCATGATTTTCCTTTACTTAATCAGCCTGAACGGTCAAATCAAATTCAGCCGCCAGGTAAGTGTTATCGCCGATAACCATCTGCCCGTAATTACGCATCTGAGTAACGACACAATCAAACGCTTTCCCACCGAGTGTGCGATCACTTTCAATTGCATTTCTAATACTACTAGAGCCGGTGCTAGAGCAGAAAGCATCAAGAGCGTTTTGGGCCGAGCGAGCATCTGCACGCGCAACAACCAAAGTAACCGTAAAACTATAAGTAGTCATGCCGTTACGCATCGAGGCGTGATAGGTCATTGATGATGGCGCAACAATGGCAAACGGTGGATTCACATTTTCGGGAATCGTTGCAGCCGTACGCAAGCCGCTAATCGTTGCCAGGTTAGTAGCAATGCCAGCGCGTAGATCACTAATCAGAGCCATTATGCGAGAAACCTAGCCAAGCGGTACGGCTCAACCAATTGTTGAACATCCGGATCAAGGCGAGTGCCTACGCGAATGTAGCCCAAATCAGGTGAAGATAAAACGCCCAACGGCGAATCTAGGCGCTTGAAGATTCGGCTCGCCTGAATAACAGTCGCTTGCTTTACCGCAACCGGTACAGCCGACCAACCCCAAGTGCCAGTAACTTTCACGCTGGCCTCACCAATGTTTGTGCCAAAAATGTAAGCGCCAACAGCCCTAATGCGAGTGGCTGGCCAACCGGTCAAACCATCAACCTTGCCATTCAACGGCTCGAGCTGATAATCAGTTGCAGTCCAAGTTTGGTCAAAAGTACCATCGAGATCAGCCGAAACCTCAAGCGAGGTCAGCGAAATCAAGTCATCAATCTCGCAAACAATGCGATCTTCAGGCGTGAAGTAGCGAACCGCTGAACCGGCTGAATAAAAGTTGCGCCCAGCATAACCATCAACTAGGCGAGATGCTGATTCAATAGCGGTTTCGAGCAATGAATCATCGAGCGTATCTGTAATTCTTAGCGCGGCTTTTACCTCTGCAAGTGAGGCGTATCCATTTGTAATAGCCAAAATGACTCCTAAAGTATTGCTTTTATTTTACCGCTTAGATAGTCGATGCTTGATGGCGGTAGTCGAGATGCCATCGGTATAGGGAATGTAAATCAAACCAATGCCGCGCTCATCCAACCAATCCTGATCAAAACCCATCTGGTAGTAATAATCACGCCTAGCCCAGTCGCTGCCGATAATGATGTAGTCGGGTTTTACTTGCTCGATGGCAATGCGCGAATCAGCGCCACCAGCGTTAGGCACAACCTGGCTAACCCATTTGCAACCCAACAGCACATCGCGGCGCTCAGCGTAACTCATGACCGGTGCGGCGCTCTTATACTCCACAATGAACTCATCTGTATTTAGGGCCACAACCACCTCACCCAACTGAGCTGCGCGCTTTAGAAACGCCACATGCCCGGCATGGAATAGGTCGAAAGTGCCGCCGGTGTAAATCAATCCCATCTGTTTGCTCTCCTTGTTTGTAATGTCCACGCATTTGCCTCTATACGGCCCTGTGAGGCGTTTTGGCGGTGCAAATTGCCGTTATTGCTATAAGACACCGAGTTGGCGCTGGATGTGGCGGCCGGTACTGGTAAAGATGTTGGTACGGTTTCCGCTGCGTTGGCTAAAGCGTATGCAGGGCAAGGTACGGCCCTAAACAAGTTGATACCTGGTATTGCTAATGCCACAGACAAATTTGGTTTCTTGCAAGAGAAGTTTGCAGGGTCTGCAGCTGAGGCCGCCAATCTTGATCCGTATCAGCGGATGAATCTTATCTTTGGCAATTTGCAAGAGGCCATCGGTAAGTATCTTTTGCCGTATCTGCAAGATTTCGCTAAGTGGTTGGCATCGCCGCCAGGTCAAGAGAAACTTCAGGCCATCGCTGTGACTTTCGGCACGATCGTTACGGCTGTTGGCAACATGGTTAGTTTCTTGCTCGATAACACTTGGCTGGTGAAAACTGTTGCCGGTCTGATTGCGATGTATAAGGTTTGGAAAGCCATTTTCTTGGTCACTAAGGCCATCTATGGTGCTGAAAAGGCTGCGGCGTTGGCCATCTTTGTTAAAAAGGGTGCTGAGTCTGCTAAGGGTTGGGCTGCTATCGCAGCTGCATCGGCTGCGTTGGCTGCAGGTATTGGTACTTTCGTTGCGCTTGATGCGATGATTGGCAGCATTGGTGGCAATGTTGAGCAACTGAATAAAGACATTGGGCAACTAAATACTTTTGAGCCGCCGCCGATTGTGCCGCCGGTAACTGATCCAGGCACAACTAAGGGCAAGACACCGGCGCAGGTTGCCGCTGATGCCGCTGCTAAGGCCGCTGCTACGGCGATGACTGCGTATCAGAAACTTGCTATCAGCATGATGGAGTTCAAAGCCTCGATGGGTGAGGTTTTGTCGGGTGTTAGGCCGTTGGAAACTGCTACGCGCATTGTGGGCGAGTTTGAGCAAGCATCGGTTGATGCGTTCACTCAGGTGCAAGAAAAGGTTGCTGAGGCGCTGAAGTCTGGTTTGGTTTCGGCTGCGACTTATGATGCGCTGGTGAAGTATGCGGCGCGTGAGGCTAAGGTGCTGAATGAGATTGCAGCTAAGCGTGATGCCATTGCTAAGAAAATAGACATTGCTAAAAACTTGGTGTCTACGGTTCGCGACTATGTGAACATTAGCGACTTGGGTGCAACATCGGCTGAGATCACTAGCGGTTTCCGTAGCATCATCGATAAGACTGTTGCTTTTGGTAAAAATCTTTTGGCGCTCAAGAAAGCCGGGCTTGATAAGAATCTATTTGCTCAGATTTTGGGTGCTGGCCTCGAGGCTGGTGGGCAGACTGCTCAGGCCATTGTTGAGGGTGGCGATTCTGCGATTAGTGAGTTGAATGGGCTTTTCAAAGAGCTGAATAATGCCGCTGAGGGTATTGCGGTGGCATCCACCGACATCATGTACTCGGTCGGTGAGGAAATCATTAGCAACGGCTTTATTGCCGGGTTGATGGATCAGGATTCTGCGCTGGTGAAAGCGGCTCAGGCGTTGGCTGATGCGTTTACTTCAACATTTACTACCGGGCTGAGCGTGGGTATGGCTGAGCAGTTGGCTAAGATTCAGCCGCCTAGTGTGAGTGTGCCTATGAGTTCGACTGTTACACCGTTGAGCGGTGGCATGGCATCTCAGTTGGCGCAACTTGGTTTCAAGAATAGCCAGGATGCGTTTATTCGCCGCGACTCGATGGGTCAGAGTTTCTTGACTACTAAAGCCGGCATCAACATTACGGTAAACGCTGGCATGGGTACTGATGGCAAGAGCGTGGCTCAGTCGATCATTGATGAGATCAAGCGTTATGAGCGTGCCAATGGCGCTGTTTGGACACCGGCATAATGGCTCTACCGATTGAGAAAGTCGAGCTTGGTTTTGATGAGAATGGGCCAGGTAACTTTTTCTTGCTCGATGACCCGGTGCAGGGTGTTTTAGACAACATTGATTATGTGCTGGGTGGCGGTTCATTCTTTTACGATGTGAGCGCCTATGTGCAAGAGATTGGCATTCAGCGCGGTAAGTCGCGTGCGCTAGATCGTTACAGCTCAGGCCAGGCTCGAGTAACTTTCAATAACCGCAACCGCTACTTCGACCCGACTTATACGGCATCGCCGTTTTATGGGCAGATTGTGCCTCGCCGCGATGTGCGAATTTGGTCTAACGATCAGATTGTTTATGTTGGCACAACTGATGACTGGGATTTGAATTATGCGCCTAATGGCGACTCGGTTGCGGTGCTAAGTGCTTATGACGGTTTTGCGTTTCTTTCTCAGCAAACTTTGACGGCTGCCACTAACCCGGTTGAGTTGTCGGGTGCGCGCGTGAATCGCATTCTTGATGATCCAGGTGTTGCGTGGCCGGCTGGTGCTAGGTCTGTTAGTGCTGGTGATGAAACTTTGCAGGGCGATACGGTCGAGTTGGGCGCTAACGCGTTGGAGTATTTGCAAACTATTGAGAGTACTGAGCCTGGCGAGTTGTTTATTGGCAAGTCGGGCAATTTGACTTTTCAGGCGCGTAACGATGTTGCGCCGTCTAGTGCGGCGGTGGTTTTGAGCGATGATGCTACTGGTGTGCGGTATTCGAGTGTGCGCGTGGTTTATGGCTCGGAGTTGTTGTTTACTCAGACTGAGCTGCAGCGCCGTAATTCGGTTGTGACTATTCAGAGTAATGATTTGGATGCTCAGAGTAATTATGGTATTCGCACTTTGTCGATTACCGATTTGTTAAGCGAAACCGATGCTGATGTTGCTGAGTTGGGCAATTGGCTTTTGGGCCAATACTCAGCGCCTGAGTACCGTTTTGATGGTGTCGAGGTGCTTATGTCGCAGCTCTCAACCGCTGAGCAAAACTCACTTTTCGGGCTTGAGTTGGGTTCGGTCTGCAAAATTACTTTTACACCTAATGGCATTGCGCCGGCGATTGTGAAGTTTGCTCGAGTCATCTCGATCACTCACCAGGCTACTTTGACCGAGCATCGCATGATTCTTGGGTTGGGTACGCTTACAACTAATACTTTCGTTTTGGATGACCCGGCGTTTGGTATTCTTGATACAGGCATTCTTGCCTTTTAACTAGGAGTTTTTATGGCTGGTGCAGGTTGGCGCACATTCAGTAGCGGTGCTGTTTTGACCGCTGCTCAGGTTCAGGATTTTCTGCAAGATCAGGTAGTTCAGGTTTATGCAACTACGGCTGCCAGGTCTAGCGCGTTGGGTACGGCTGTTAGTAATGGCATGATGTCGTTCATCACAACTGGTTCGCAGCTCGATGTTTACGCTAACGGCTCATGGACTGGCCTCAACTACACCTCAATTACTAACTCGACCGTTTCGGCTTACACCGTAACCGCTGGCGATCACAACCGCACTTTTGTATCGGCCTCGACTGCCGCGCAGACTATTGTTGTGCCGGATGTTTTCGAGATCGGTGAGCGTTTTGATGTTGTGCGCGATGGTGCAGGTACTGTGAGCATCAACGCTGGTACTGGTGTGACTACTTGGGCTGGTGCAGGTACGGCCGGTACTGCTAAGAGTTTTGCGATGGGTACTCAGTACTCGGCGGCATCGGTTATCAAGGTTGCGGCTAACTCATACCGCGTTATCGGTGCGGTGGCCTAATGGCGCTTTTTCCGCTGGGCTTGCTCAGTCAGGGTGGGCCATCTGGCGGCGGGCCGGCTTATCAGTTGATCGCCAGTCAAACTCTTGGCTCTAATACAACTACTGTAACTTTTAGCTCAATTCCGGCGACTTACAAACATTTGCGTTTGGTGTTTTCTGGGCG